CGACCATGGACAGCAGCAGCGTCTATGCCGAGGAGTGGAGCACCCCAAAAGGGGGTGGGTACAAGGTCGGTTATTGTTATCTATGGCTGGTGAAGCCGGAGTATGTCGAAGAAGTCGGCATCGAGTTCGGGATTCTCCCGGATGCTTACGACACGCTCAAGGGAATAGGCGGTACCAGGTATAAGTCTTGGGACCTGCTTAATCACTTTGAGGTGTACATCGATGGGAATGTGCTGCACGTTTGCCCGCATGGAGGTGATCCAAAGAAGTATAATACTTATAAGGATATCATCTTTCATATTTTCAAGGCGAAAGGCGGCATGCAGTATCACAGTTGGGCAGAAGAAGGTGATCTGAAAGTGGCAGAACCCAGAGTCGTCGGCGCCAGGTTGTCCGAAGTTTTGGCTGATGTTACGGACTACACTGGGGATGCGCAGCGACTGGCCGTGAGGATGCTGCGAGAGACCTCAGACGCTGCATCAGATGCCACTGAGAACTTTGAGCGGATTGGTAACATACTCGAAAGTTATAAGAATGACGGTCTGTTGCGTAACGTGTCTAGGCGCCAACTATCAGGTCTCGTGGAAGTGATCGTCGGGAGATTCGCGCACCCTCAGGTGGCAAAGGTGGCTTCAGCGGTGGCAATAAATGCTACTTACGCTGAGAGGCCATGGAACCCGGCAATCTTTGACGAGATGATGACCGGAGATGAACCGGAGGAAGAAAAACAAGGTTGGCTGATGAAAGTGGGGTTGATCATGATGCGTCAGAAAGTGGGTGGCGCTTGGCGAAATTGGCAAATGAGGAAGGCTTTCATGCCTTGGCGAGCCACCCTACTGGGTCCTGCAAGGAATTTCGCGGCATGCCTCGGTATAGAGGCGCACGTCGTGGAAGATGCTGTTGACAAGTACCAAGATCAATTGACAGACGCTGTCTCTCGCGCTGTGGGTCTATTACGTGTACACGGGCTTCAGGCGGTGCAAGTCATGGCACAGGCCAGCGTTGGTGTTGTCATCGCAGCCGGAGTGACGGTCGCGGCGGGTTTGGTGCTCGACTGGTACTATGGTAACGAAGACAATATTCGCCTGGGTGCAGATCGATTAACTGTCGGACCTGAGCAGACACAGATGTACTTTTCGGAGTACGCGGAGAAAGCTTACCCTGTCGTGGCTTTGCTATCTGATGAGAGCTATGCGGCGGCGGCAAATCACGGACAGGTGAGAGTGGACCCATTCTTTTTCTTGGTGCGATCAGGGATCAACCAGTTGAAAGACGATACCGCCGCATCCAGACTCATGTCTAATGCACTCGTGGCACCTTTGGTCAACACGGTTACTGCAGCGGCAGGTAAGAACGTGATTTTTGTTCCGGCGAGTATGCCAGAGGAAACAGCTGTTCATATCCAGAGGGCGCTACCGACCTATTATCTCAGAGTGGTTAATCGAGATCATACTCATCCGGAACTATGGGCAATCCGGCGTGCTTTTGAGATAACTGTAGCAACCAACTGTCTGAAAGCGAAATATGACAAGGTCGTTATGGTTGGGGCATCGGTACGGCAATGTGCAAAGATCCCAAATGTCGTAGCGAATTACGGACCCGATTTGTCGGGTCGAGACGAGGCAAGACATGCTGTCAGCGGTGAGGCAACGCAACGCACGCTTTTCCGTCAATTGACCGTTAAGGAAAAATTCGAAGAGGCAGATTACGATCATTCAGGTGGGGTCGCGGCAGCCTTTTTCTCAACACAAGATATGAACAAGCGGGAGTTCATCGTGGCTTGCATAAAGAAGGGAATTCGAAAGGCTTATGTGGCCGTCAATATCCCCATACTGCTTCTCGATGCTCGCTTGAAGCAGTGGGACGATCCCATATTGGGGGTGAGGTACACGGTGGATGGTGACAGGCTATCGATGGCGGTCCTGCGAACACCGGTCGCTGGCTATGTGAATTCATTTTCCAAGACAATGTCGTGGGCCAGACCTTTTGCTCCAATAGCAGGTTACCACGCAACTGTGGAGGTGATTTCTCATGTGTCTACCTCTTACTTGTTTGAGATCCAAATAGGCCAGGGGGCGCAGGAAGGTTATGATACGGTGTGGCAAATGCCAGATGCAGGTTACTACGTGCTGCAACATTTGACGCGCGAATATGACACACCTACCTTTTACGCGACTCCGGCTCAGAAGTTTGATCAAGTGGTGAAATTTCTGGTGCAACTGGGTCCAGGCAAGCAGATGTTAGAGAACGCAGCCGGGCGCATTCTAGGTCTTGAGGCCGCCGTCAAACTCGGGGGTGTGACCCTGGAACGGGCCTGGAATCTTGACCACCAAGAGTTCATGAGTACCGCTGTTCATGCTATATTGGCAATGGGGGTGTCTAAGACTGACGGCCTTTCAATGCTGGGTAAGTTGAAGGACGTTTATGGTAGTAGTAACTCGCACTTTGATTGGCAACGTGGGTTCAAGAAGCTCTTTGGGTTGTACCGTGATGAACGGTTACCCACTCTTGCTGTGAGAGGTCGTAATGACTACCAGCCAGTTACCCATTGGACGATGAGACAACAGAGCGGGTGGAAATTGTCCGGTAGACCCTTACCGGATATCTCTGTTGGCGAGGCAGAACATACTACCACGGAAGGGCGTGAGGGAAAGCGGGTCAAAACTGAGGCACCAAAGGATGAAGGTTATGAAAGCGCCCCGATCATAGACGACATCGACTCATCCGCATCGGAGCCCGAGGTTAAAACGCACTCTATTTGGGAGAAACTCTCCCGAACCGAAAATACCAGCACTGATTATTCAGGAGAAATCGCGCCAACTAATTGCAAGGTGTTGGCTCTCTCAGATGCTGACAGACAAAATCTTCGTACTTGCGCGAGGTTTGAACCTTTGAGCCCGCTGTTCCCGGTGTTGGCACAGGATGGGGATAGTTTAGCCCAGCAAGCGTTTGCGGTGGATTGCCCTGATAGGGTGAAGTGCTATGAGGCATTGAACAGCGGTGAGGTGATCATGCCAGATAGAGGCGGAGTCGAGTTGCTGGAACTCTGTCTTGCGAGAGAGAAGAAGGTGCTAGATGCACAAGAAACTCCCTTTGGTATCAACTACAGGATTCAACCGGAGGAAATGGATACGCCGCAGGGTCGCCTTTGTCAGCAGTTTCTGAATGACACACCTGCGCACGATAATATAGTGCGCCCGAAGGTGCTCTATGATGGGATCGCCGGTTGTGCGAAATCATCAACCTGCCGGGCGTTGCTGAAGCACGGTTCAAGACGTGCACTCATAATCTGTCCTACGAGGAAATTAGCAAAAGAATGGCGAGAGTCCAAAGTTGGGCTGGCAATCACCAGGCACAAGGTGACGAGGAAAAATTGTCATGGCAGAGGGCTGATCATTATTGATGAGGTCTTCTGCTTTACTAGGTGGGAGATTGGGGCCTATCTCAGGCATGCCTTTATCAGTGGGTCAGATGTCATAATGCTTGGAGACCGACAGCAGCAATATACAGATGGAGATGAGATGACTATGGCGGATCTGAGGTTGTTGTCACCATACGTCCTGAGAGGTTGTGTGTCTAACACTCAGCCAATTGACTCTATGAAAATTTGCCGTCTAGTTGCTGCAGGCGATCGGTTTGCTAACATTTTCCAGACTAGATCCGAAATAGATCGCTCGATCTATTTAGAAGATGCTGGTGGCCCAACAATGGACATCATGGCAAAGTACAAGCTCGAAGAGAAGAAAATATCGACGGGTGAGCTGTTGCTTATGAAAGACAGGATGGATGTACCGTTGGGTTACAACCGCCCCGATGTGGAGTACGGTTTTGATCCTAACCGACTAGAGGTCAACACCATAGCTCGATGTCAGGGCATGCGCACCGGTGTTTGTGTGGTGGCGCTATCACGTGAGAGGCGGACTGAACACTGGTTGGCTGAACAGAAGGGTCTAGCTTACGTAGCAATGTCTAGGCACACGAAGATGTGCGTTGTCAGCTGCTCCGTGACTGAATTCGGTGAAGCATTGAATGTAGAACTGCAGAGCTGGCACAAAGTTGATGGTCTTTTGAACAAGGTGTCAAGTGATGAGCATCACCACCGGCCCATCAAGTTAATACAGTCATTGCGAATGCAGGAATCTGAAATCATGGTGAAATTGATGGAGCGGGGGGCCGTTACGCAAACAGGTAAGTTTGTTGCTTTCGGCAGCATCAAGGAGGATTGGAGACCGTGGCCGCAGAGTACACCGCCGGAGTTTGAAGTGGCGCGAGGCTGTTTTAAACACACAACAGACGCGCTGAATTGTGCTACGGTACCTTATGCGCACTCGCCCGCGGCTAGGTTGCCAATTTTCAAACAAGCGATGGGTTTGCATTCTTTGCGTCGACCATTCCCGTCACCCGTCGAATATCTGCAAACGGATTTCCACGGGTTGAACAGGATAGCTGTCCCTCAAACGTCAAGCGATGAGGTGCTAGATCTTAAAAATGTGGTCGAGCGCACAGCACGTCCCAGAACAGTCGCGGAGGATCCGTTGTTCATTGAAACGCATGGCGAAAGACTCTGGTTGGCCATCAGGAGGTGTTTCTTGGACACAGATGTAGAGAAAATGTGGTCCACGGAACCTTCGGTGCTTGACTGGGTCAAGACGCGGAGTCCTGACTTCGTTAGGAAATATATGACTTCAGATCCCTATGGTTTGACGTCACAGTCTGTACGTAGCAACGGTTTTCTCAAGACTCAGGTCAAGGTTAAATTGGATCCTGAGTTTGCGATGGAGGAGAATTACGGGCAGACGGTGTTAGCGAGTCCACCTGACTTTAATGCCATTTTCGGACCTTATAGTAAGATGTTCTTGAGGAACGTCAGATTGGGTACGAGGTTTGGTGTCATTTTGGATTCAGGTTATTCGGACAAGGACGTGGCTCGCGAGTGGCGACAGGCTGGGATTTTGCCCAGATTTGCCAATGAGAATCACCAGGCTGACGTCAGCAGACAGGACACAAGTCACACTCCCGTCACACTCAGGGTCTTCAGGAAGGCTATGGTCTATTTCGGGATACCGGATGAGCTTGCGGCGCTATATGAATTACACAGTCGAGCTTATCAGTACTCTTCTATGAAGACGCAGCTGTATAAAGGAACGGCCAAGTACAACCTGGGTTCAGGTGATCCTTTCACACTCATCAGGAACATCTTCGAGGTGCTGACTGTTTTTGTCGAGCGCTTTGATAATGATGATCTTGCTGAGACAAATTGCATAGTGAAAGGAGATGACTATTTGGGTGACAAGATACCAAGAAGGATCGCTAGCACGGTGCCAGAAATACGGGAAACTGTTCTGAAAGAAGCCTTTAATGCACCTCCGTACCATGCCGGTAGATTCTTTCTTTCAGATGATGTCGTACCGGATCCATTGAGGATGATCGCCAAAGTTGCTACAAAGCCGTGTAATACTGTTGAGCGCTACCAACAACTTCAACAATCGTTTTACGATCGCTACATTCCTTTGGGACCGAAGGCTTGGAGTGAAATGAGGCACTACCTGCCTGTGGCTTATGCGAAATTTGATAGTGACTTTGCTAATAGTGCTCTTGAACTGTATAGAGCACTCATTGACAGGCGTCATTTTGCTGAAATTTTTTCCAATTTTTCACAAACGGACGCAGGTCTCTACACTTTGAGCAGAGATGGCGGTTGTACGAGCTTCGCCTTGGCAGCGTGCACCATCCTGAGAAATGATGTTCCTGAGGGTTTGTTGGATCGTGAGTATGATCTGGACGATTTGCGCGGTGTGTGTGCGCGATTATCGATACCATTTTACGTAGTGCAAGGCAGACCCGGCGATTTTACTCGCGAAGGTGTTTGGGCTACGTACACGCATTGCTGGGCGGTTGTTGATCTGATCAAATTTACAAAATTGCACGAGAGCCAGACAATAAATGTCTAGCTCAGGTTGGTTTAGTCAAAATTCTCCGTCGACTACTTTTACCGTTACGTACGCTACTTTCCTCGCCTACAACGTTGTACAAGCTAAGAGGAAGGGCGTCTTTAACGTTCCCGGTGTCAAGAAAGCTCCGTTCTTCACAGGAATCGCAATTGGTGCTTTACTCCCAGCTTATGCAATTGACACGATCGTCAGGTGGGTTAAGTGAACAGCAAACGTACGGCAAGTTTTCGTTTGAGAAAGACTTGCTAACCTTTTCTCTTTCCACTTCGTCTGAAATTTATTTGGAGTTACTCACGGTTAAGGGCGTTTGTCAATTTATTGAAAGAGAACTACCTGAGGATTTTTCGCCACCCGGTGCGACAACGCATCAGATTGTGTATTCGTTCTTTGAGGCATACGATAGTATTCACGTTAGACATTTTAGTCTTCGTGGTCTGAACAATGTCTTTCGAGGGACCTACCAATCCGGTGACAGCAGTGGTGAACGAATTCGAGTTCGAACATCCGGTGATGTTCTACACGGGGGAGAAAAGATGGTCGAAGAAGTTGTCGACCATCCCAATAGTTCAAACGCTTAAGCAGATGTACGCTTCTGTTGAGCTTGTTGAACTTGCTTGTGATGTGGTGCAAGCGACACTCGGTGGTTCGGTGAAATCAACTCTCCATTTGGGGGGTGTGGTTTTCGTCGGACTTATACCGAGTGGTAAAGACACTGAGGTGGATTCTGGCACAAATACTGCCACAGTTATGGGTGTTCCAAGGAAACACCCCATCCAAATCAGTACTACTGAGCAGACCGTCAAATCCTTTGTGTTGGATTTGAAGGGTTATGAAGTTGATCTTGCTCAAGATCCTAGGCGTCAGCAAGGACCAGTCTTTTGGATTGGTAACACTGGCGTCGGCACCTTTGCGGGTGCTGAACCTCTTCCAATCATTAACGTGATTTGGAAGGGGAAATTTCGCGCTTCTGGCGCGTCCTCTCTTTGGTGAAGTTTATGCAAATTTTTCTTCAGTCCAGATCCG